CTAATTCGTTCAATGTATCTAATGCTGCTGGCGCTGAGTCAACAACGAGCTGAACTCTTGCATCGACTTCGGCTTGTGATAAATACGGCAAATTATCAATAGTGATTCTTTTCTTTGCGTTTGTTGCTGCACTATCTTCAATCAAAAGAAAATCGCCGCCGATAGGCGTTAATTTTTCCGCTACCGCCGCAATCTCACCACTAACATTGTCATGTATTGCGTTTGTGTCCGTATGCGATAAGTCACTTATTTGAGACTCAGTAATAGTCAAAGCTGCCTGATGCTGCGTTACACTTGACTGAGTAATATTAGCATCTGGTACGTTCGCCCATGTTACCGCTGCCGTCAAATCGTTTAATTCAGAACCACCTGGCAAATTAGCTATTTGAACTCGCTTTTTGTTATTTAAATCGGCACTATCTTCAATCAAAAGAAAATCACCCGATGCAGGAGACAACTTTTCGGCAATCGCTGCGATCTCACCAGCTACATTTTTATGTATTGCATTGGCTTCGTCGTCATGAACTTCATTAATGGCATTTACTAAACTTGTTTTATCGGCTGTATTTAAACCCGACAAAGTGCCGTCTTGTGCCAATAGTGTTTGTACATCGTCGCCAATGGCTTGCGCTAATGCCGTTATTCTTGACTGTAAACTCATAATATTATAATTTTAAGTATTTTTTGCTAAAATATAAGCAGCCAAATAATCATCACTTAATCCCGCTGCTGCTATGTCTTCAGGATTTGTGTTATGCGGATTTGCTCCATCGTCTAAAGTGAGTGCGCTGTGTGTTGTAACGCCGCCGCCTGCGCTATCTACAAACTCAATTCCAGAACCGTCGTCTTTTACTTTGGGATATTTTCCTGCTTCTAATGATTCTGGCGTATCTTTTAAATCTGAATAACTTAGTCCATCTTTTGGCAGTACAGCGATAGGCAAAATACTATCTTCACAGTTGTCGATAGCCTTTAACTCTCCGCTAATTTTAAAGCATCCATAAGGACGCATATTAAATTGATTTCTTATTTCTCTATGCGAATAATTGCTATAAACATTTTTAGCGCCTTCTACTACTTCGTTTATTCTTATGTTACAAGTCGCAAACGGATAACGTCTAAAAAATGTTAATATTTCATCTTTTACGTTCTCAATTGTCCTTTCGTTTGCATCAACTCCGTATACATCACTAAAATTAAAAAAGAATATAATTGATATATCATAAGTCGATTCTATACTGCCTGCAAATTGTTTGATTTTCTGTTTTTCACCTATTTCAATAAAAGAAAAATTGCCTAGTTTACTGTCAGGCATTAAATTTAAATATCCCTTGTTTGACTTTCTACCAGTAAAAACAACGGGAAAACGACCTCTATTATCTTCCTTTACTTCTATTTTATTATAAGCCTTTGTTATCCAACTGACATTAGCCTCTAGAGCCGCCGATATCTCCGCCGCTGGTGAATCAATTAATTTTTTAATCGTAATATTTGCCGGATTAGGATTAGCCATCTATAACTTCATTTCTAAAAATATTTATTAAATCTGGTTTAATCAAATCTTTCATTTCTTCTATATTTTGATCGGTCAGTCCGAAAATATCGCTATAATAACTCTGCAACTCTTCCGTTTTATCGTCATCACTTGTAAAGGTGAAAGAATCTTGATTGTACACTATTTTCATTTTGTTGTGAAAATCGCCTTCATCTTTTAGCGTTATATGTTTCGTTTCCTGACCTTTCAATCTTTTTATTTGTACTGTCATTGGCGAATAACCTCTATAAGAAACGCCCCGCCTTTGTATTTCCTCTCCTTTATGTGTTACGCCGCTTTCTTCCATTTGTGATATGTTTAGATCAACTATTTCGGCCTCGTTCTTTTTGAGCGCATCAATAGTAAACGAAGAAAGATTTTTTTGTGCTTCCTTTAATCTTCTTATATATCCATCTAAATCGTAACCCATTACACCGTTCTATACTTTACGCCTCTGTTTCTCGCTTTCATACATCTACTTTTTAAATTAAGATCGTCGCAGCTTATAGCCAATAAACTGTCTTTATATTGCGTTCCTAATCTTGTATTGTTCCCGCCCGTGCTTTGTGTGTCTCCATCGACTTCGTAAATCAATTCCACATGATTAAAATTAGACTCGTATCTGTTTACTTGTGCATTGGGATTAAACGCAAATTCACGCAATATATCAACACCGAAACGCTTAGTTATTGCATCAGCAAACAATATTTTATTATCTATTAAAAATTGAGTATAATCACATACAGCGTTTACTTTAAAATGAAAACCCCAATTTGAATTTCCCGCCGACAAATTAGGATAATTACTCAATACGGCCTGACCAGTATAAGCAGATGATATGCGTACAAAGTCGGTATTAATATATTCCGTATTTCCGCAATCTTTTACACCTGGAGCATCCCAATCGTTCATAATTCCATAAATAAAATATTTGCCCGATCCTAATAACTCTATATTGTCGCCGCCGCTCGTTTGAGTATATTGGTTATTTGTTGCGATATTAGTATCTTCTCCCAATTTTATAACTGATAAATAGGCTATTTCATTCGATGTGCTTGGTGATGTCTTTACCTTTATGTCTGTTAATACTATTTTTGTAGTGTCGTCTCTTAACTCTACTAGAAAGCCAACCTTGTCAGCTAAATGATCGCTTTGAACTTTGTTATCGTCGTAGTCTATTCTATCAAATAACTCTTTACTATAAAATAAACTGTTTGCGCTTTTTAACTTTACTTTTCTTGCGAACCAATCATATAGGGTACTGAGGATACTAGCTTCTTTTTTTTGCGTCAGCCATGTGTTGAAATAATTATCAATATCAGGTGATATTGAAAACATATTTTCAATAGTAATTAACGGATGTACATCATTGTAATATCTACCCGAATCAGTTTGTAGATTCGACGCATCTACCTGTTCGCTCGTTCCATCTGGATTTTGTCTAAACCCAATTAATGATCCGAAAGCGTTTTTTATTCTTGAAATATCAAACATCTGCTAAATTAAAAGAAAGTTAAAAAAATGGACGGCAGCAAAAGAACCGCCGCCCAAATAAAAAAGATACCGAATATCTTGTTAAGCTGTTGTTATATCAAACTTAGCAATCGGAGATGCAACCGTTGTCAAGTCATCATTATAAGCCACTACTGTTGCCACGTCGATAGCGAAACCGTAATGTTCTTTTGATACTCTTGTCATATCCGCCGAAGCTGCTCCCGCTATCGCATTATAGTCACCTTTTCCATAATAGAAATATGTATCTAAAGGAATGTTTAACATAGGTGCAACCGTTCTGTCCCATTTAGTGCCGTCAGGCAGTTCTGTCTCTAAAAGTGCTTCTCTTTCGTGTCTGAATAGTAAACCAACCGCGCCAGAATTAACAACGTAGCCAGTAGCTTTAGAACCTACTTCATTAGCTAACCTGTTAGTAAAATGGAAATTCTTGTCTAAGAACTGAAGCGTCTTATTCTGTTGGTTAAAATCACCAAATTCGGCCATTTTAGAAACTTGAGACATTAGACCAGTATTGCCAACCACATGATAATCTCCGTAGTAATCATTAGCATTCATAATAGGCGTTAAATCTCCTAAGATTTCGTCGCCCTTTGCCGCTGCGGCAGTAATAACATTACCAGTAGTGTCGTAGCCTAAGTCATCAGCAAAAACCTGAGATTTGTTAGTATTTAATGCAGTCAAGCACGCTGTGTCTAAAGTATCAGCAAACTTGTATAAATACTTTTGGAATTTTCTGTTAAAATCGGCTTGCATTCCGATCTCGTTATTCATGTAAAGAGATGGAATAATAGTGAATCCCCAAGAATAAGTAGTAAAACTTACTGTGTAAAGCTGAGATGTATTCTCACTATCTGCAATTGTCACTGATCTTGTTGATCCGATTGATACAGATTCAGAATCAAAAACAGGGACTTTTACATCGTTGCCAACTGCTGAGGCAGCTCTAGCTAATAACTCAGGCGAAACGATAGCATCCGCCTCTTGGTTTCCTGAATAAAAAACATCGAAAGCGCCATATCTAGATGCTCTGTTAGTCCATTTGTCTAAATTTGGAGAGGCTACTCTTAGTTCTTGTAACCTCGTATTTAATAAACTCATTTTATCAAATTTTTAATTGTGGTTAAAAAAGTACTCGTTTTGCCCCTTCCACGAATAATTAATAAATATCTTATACTTACCTTAGTGGTAAGCTGCTTACATTGTTAGTATTCCATAGCTTGTCTTTCTCCGCTTGATATTCTACCGTACCTTTTGCTAGTCCGCTTTTTGCCAGGTGTTCGCTTATTTTTTTATCCGCTTCAACCCTAGTTTTAAAATCTGCCAAATAACTACTTTCGTTCATAACTCTATTTTTTTCCGATCCTGTTCCCTCTAATGTCTTACCACCGTCAATTATTGGCGAAATAGCTTTTATAAATTGTTCTTTTGCTGTCATCGGTTTTTGCAGGTTATTCGGATCGGTAATCGTCAAACCTTTATCGTCCTTAAAAGTTATTTTCCCGTCTACAAACTCAGGCGACCCGATTGACATAATTTGCTGCTTGGCCGTGTTTAGTGTTGCGTCTAAACTTATTTCAGGAATACCTGGTTTAAATTTCACGCCTCTTAACGCTTCATTGAATACGTTGTCAAATCTTAATTGATTGTTTTGTTTTTGCGCTTCATTTATGGCCTCTATTTTCTCATTTTCTTTTGCTTCGATGTCTTGCCTTAATTTTGCAATCACGCTTTCATGATCGGCGATAATGCCCTTTAGTTTTTCGTCTCCTGTGTTATCCTTAAGTGATGTTTCAAGACTGCTTATTTGTTCCGCCGCTTGATCGTACTTACTGCTAATATCTGATAAATTGTTTATATTTTCTGTTAATACATCCTTTAGGAAATTATAAGACTTTACATTTGGGGGCTTTTGTCTACCTGTTACCGCTTGAATGTCCGCGTCTACTGAATCCCATATTTCGCGCGTTTTCTCTGCAATTTTTGTATTTTCATTGTTTGCGATCAATTCAGAAACGGCCTTTATTTGTTCGTCCGATAAATCCTTTAACTGCTCGTTATTCTTTATGTTTTCAAAATCCATTATCTTAGTATCTTTTTATTATATTAAATAAATAATTCTTTCGGTGGTTCTTGTATGCCACTAGGTAAATTCACCACTTCAACAATACTTAGCCCATTAGGAAATCTTAGAAATTGCTCATAATCTCGCTTTGTTGAAAACGTGCAGTCATAAGGCTTAAATAATGGTTTACCATCTACTGGTGAAAATTCCCTTTTAATTAATTTTAATACAATAATGCTGTTTTTCGGTGCGCTGCTTTGCCCTTTAGCATCTTCTTTTTTAGGTCTAGCCATTTCTGTCTAAATTTATATATGTTAATAAAATATTTGTAATCATTTCTATTTTAGTATCAAATCGTTCTATGTTTTCGGCAAAAGTCACTAAATCACCATTTTCACGCTCGAACCGATTTATTAACGCGCTCAAATTTACTTTCAACACATATAAATCCATTGTGTTAGCAATTTCTGCGATTTCTTTGGCTTCTTCTTTACTTAAATGTCTATACGGGTCTATCGCCGTAATTATTTTCGCACGCTCTATTCCTGCCGTGTCATCTCTATATAGTGTTTTGTAATAATTGTCTTGTAGCCTATCAAGCGTAATAGTATCATACGATTGCATTCCGGATTGATAAATATCCAATAATTTAGAAGAATCTACTAAATAGAAATCTGTACCGTAATCAATAGAACACCCCTCAAAGACTTCATCGTACCTTAGTTTTGCAATCGTTTTACATATAAAAGACTCTATCTTTTCAAAATTTGTTTTTAATTTTAATAAGACACCCTTCTGAGATTCTAAAGTACTCAATACTTGTATCTCGTTAACGGCTTGACTATAATGTGCGCTATCAAGTGCATTTCCTGTGACTGCTCTGTGTATATCTGCAAATAATCTCTTTACTTCATCTACTGAATATTTTAATGCGTTTATATCTGCGTTCACCACTCCGACCGGTGGCGTTAAATCTATGCCGCCCGTTTCTTCACTTGGTGGTGTCACTTCAATAAATGATCCTACGCCGTTTATTCTATCGCTACACATTGGGCACTCGGCCATTCCTTTAGACCCTCTGATATAATTACCGTCTTGATCTTGCAAATAGCCGCCTTCACAATGGTAGTGTTCTGATTGATATCCACACTCTTGCGCATACCCCCAATATATCGGATAAGATGCGTAGAGATCAGCGTACCTTTTAGATAAACTATAAAATGCCGCCCAATCTAAAGCCGGCAAATACTCACTAATAGGACTCTTTTTGAACTCAGGCTTGTCATTACTTATTGCATCACTCCAAAAGAAACGAGCCGGACAATATCCCAAATTATGCTCCGATTCAAAGACATTTACTATATTATCATTATCAATATCAAATGATCTATAATAGGTCGAATCATAAGCATAATATTTCCCATTAGCCTTAAAAATAATCCACTCAAAATCTTCTTCAACCAATGAATAATCAACTACGTTTTCAATGTCTAAAGTATAAAAATACGGTTCAGGTCTTTCTGTTGTTTGTTCATTCGGTAAGTCAATAATGACAATACTATTAATATTGTCTTTCATTGTGGAAAAAGAAAAATCAGCCCAATTGTCAAAAACTCCTTTAATATATTCCGTGAAATCTTTATTATATTCCGCGTCTATGAATCTATAAATCTTTTTGATATCTACGCCATCAAAAACACGGCTTAAGGATTGATATATTTCCGTGGTTAACGGAATAGTATCGGGTTTATCAAATAAGTTTTTTACTGCCTTTAGTTTATCCTCAGGCAATATTTTAGCGACCCATTTCATAAAGTCTTTTCTAGCTATTGTTGCATTATTAGCCGCGCTAGAATGAAACCGAACCCGCCGCTGATGTTTGGCAGGTTCGATTAGTTTTTCTTTATTAATTGGGTCTTTTATATAATCCCTTATTTGATTAATATCTAACATTTACTCCTCTTCATTTGATCCATTAATAAAAGCGTCTATTTTCTTTTGATCGGCTTTAGTCGCTACTTGCCAACCGCCATTTCTTGGTATATTTAACAAGTTCACAGCGTGCTGAATATCAAAAGCAACTTTTTTGCTGCCATCTATTTTAAGAAAGACTTTCATTTATTACAGATCAGTTAGTGGATCAAATGTAGGTGTGATTACTTTAAAATCGTCCGACCAATTTGGCAAAAACGCCCAGGAAATACTATTTGAGTCTGGCTCGTCAAATCCGCCAAGTTTTTTATCACCTACGAATAAAGACTTAATTTGTATCGGATGCAATTCGCCTGCCACTTTTTCATTTCCCGCGATCTGTCCGCTTTCGTTAACTAAATAAACACCGATATCTTCGCATTGATATTCTTTTAAAACTTTAATATAGTCTTGAGTCAACGAATACATGACACCTGAGAAAGTAGTGTTTTCTGTTCCCAATGCTTTAGGTATTCCGCCAAGTGTTGCGTTCCCGCCGCCGAACTCTCTGACTGCTCCTGGTTCTACCTCAGGGTTTTCGATGAATGGAGAAACGACTACTTTAGTGCCGTCAATTGCCGCTTGTAGTGCCGTCCATGTCGCTAATGTTGGCGCACTTGCGACCGAAACTTGATTAAGAGTTCCACTCTCTGACATTCTTGTTATAATGATCTTTTGTAATTGTCCAAAGTTTTCAGCGCACGCCGTTGTTGGCATGGACGTAATAGCCGCAGCCGGTGGACAAGGGCAAAGCAGCATACTAGATAAATACATATGTATATTTTAATTTTGTTAAAAATAATCTTTTGCAGCTTTTACCCTTTAAGCTATAAGATACAAATATAAAATTTCTATACAAAAAATAGTTTAAATAGTCGCAAAAAAACATATACTTAACAAAACTTTAACACTTACAATGTGGACAATAAAAAGCGCTAGCTTTCACCAACTAGCGCAAAAAAGTCCGGCGCGAAATTCCTAAACTGCCAAACCTGTATCTTAAATACTGTTAATTTCTAATATAATGCAATCCTATTCTTTTTGATCCACTACTAACTAATAGGCCAATGCCTAAATCTATAAGTAAATGCTTCCAGTTTTGCTTTTCGCCTAATGTTATCAATACGCCGCCCGAAATATAACCTAGTTTCCTAAAGTCATCGGCATCGTGGTAAAAATCACAAAACGGCTTCCATCCACATTTTTTTTTGTGTTGATACCTACCAAAATAACCATATGGATCAGTATTATATTTCCTCTCAAATGCTGTGCGCCCGTCAAAGTCAAACCCTTCCACTACGCCGTCGATAAAACCCGCAGCGCCTAAAACAGACCATCCGATAACCTTAGTTTTTGTTATCTTGTATTTCTGAGCGTTTAAGCCCATACTAAGCGTTAATAAAAGCCCTATTATTAGATAATCCTTCATTAGTTATTTATTCTTAAATACAAAAGCGAGTCTATCGCCTAATACACCAAAAAACACATAAACAAAAGCGGTTAATAAATCGCCGTCGGCTATACCTTTTAAACCTAAATACGTACTACAAAGCCATGTACATTTAACAAACGTCGAAGTAGTTAAGCTTAAGTATATTTTATCTTTGGCCGTGTATCTTGTGTTTAAAGTCCTAAAAAGGCTAAATAGAAATTGACAAATAGCAATTAATAAGTAATTCATTTTTTAATTTTTATCTATGACAAAAGCCCCCGCAGTACGTTGTTTTACTTACTTGATTATATATTTCCTTCATTTGCTTTTCGCCCCAGTTATTTATTTCATTTTTACACTCTTCTTCTAGATCGCTAAAACTTTTTCCAGATGGCATAATACTAAAATATTTCTTTTTTTTGCCTTGCATTTGTTCCTCTAAATCTTTTACCTCATTAAAAGTGTCATTATCAAAATAATACATGGCCTTAAATTCAGATTCTTTTTTAAAAAAACAATACTTACATCCGCCCCTTTGCATATATATTGGGAATTCAGGGTTTAACCCGTGTAGATTTAATATATCAATGCAATCTTCTCTATCTAACTCATGTTCAATTAATGGATATCTATATTCGCAATTCTTCAAAGCCTGTAAGTTCCCCGTACGTCCTTGTTCGTCATAATTTAATCCGATTAACATTTCTATGTTATCATATTTTGATAAATACTTTTCAATAGGTCTTATTTTATACAAATAAGTGCAAAATCTACGATTAGGGCTCGGCATGAATTCATAATTAATTATGTATTCAGTTAAGCTATTTGATTCTACCCCCTCGCGACTTCTAGTTTTTCCCTTTACTTTTATTAACTCAAAATCGCCTTTATGGTAATCTTTTAAATATTTTTCTACATGATCTAATCTTTCATATAATTCCTTATGCTCTGCGCCTGTGTCAGCAAAAATAGCTGTTGCTCCCTTACCGTAAAGAAGGCACATTGTAGTGCTTTCTACACCACCCGAAAACGAAATAATTGTTTTTTTCATTGCGTTTTTTTTTAATTTGCTGATCCAACGATGAAACCCATATCACAAACTATCCCGTTATTACAGCACGCTTCATAAGCATACATCCAGGAAGACCCATTAATTACAAAACTTACACGATCGTCATATTCTACTAAATCAGATATTCCTATGGTGGCGATTGTTTCATATGTCCAACCCTGGCAACCTTCGGATGAATCGACCATCAAATAGTATGTTACACTCTGACCGATTTCCTTTACAACGGGAAACGCAAATTCTTTAGCCTCAATAGAAATAACGCTAATAGGCAAGTTATTCGATCTAGTATCTGCATTATATTCCTTTTCGCATCCGATCAAAAGGCAAACGCCAAACGATGCAGCGAACAATATAGAAACTAGTAATTCATAAAATTCATTTTTTCTTTTCATAATTTATATTTTTTTACAAATATAATACATTTTTTTTAATTCCTACGCCTGACACCCAAAGGTCTATGAACTTTAAAATAATAATCAGTAGCATAACCAATTAAATCGACGTATTCATCATGCTTTGCATTAGGAAATCCTGTTAGCTGCATTTCAAAATCTTCATTCCAAGAGCCTATAATATGAGTTATTTTACCGGATTCGTATTTAGGAGCAGCGGTACTGATACGCGATTCTTTGCCCTCGCGCACTAAAGCACCTTTGATCTTCACTGCATTCAAATTAGTTTGTTGATTAATCAAAGGTATAACACTTAATCCCGTAGCTTTAGGCTCAAAAAATATTCTAGACTTTCGTCCGACACCGTGCAAATTAGAGTATTCGACTATGAACTTAATGAACTCTGGCGTTTCCATGTATGCACTATGTGCGTGCTTTATGTACAGCCTTTTTATTTTACTATCATATGCACAAACCATAACACCACTCGGATCATTAGCAGTATTTTTAGTATATGCACCGTCAACCCATAAATCCCATGTTAAACCGTTAGGCAGTTCTTTCTCATGGCAATAATCAAACCAAGTTCTCTTTATTTTATCGCCGTCTTCTATTGTCGGATTCTGTTGATATAGCGCTTCAAATGTTCTAGCGCTCAGTTCTTTAATGTTTAATAACTTTTCTATGCTGTGTTTGCTCGGCCATAAAGCTTCATTTTTTTCGTTTATAGCTGGTATCTTTATCACTTCCCATTTATCTGGCTGATAATTTAATAATCGACCTGCTAAATCGTCCTCGTGCCACCTAGTCATTATGATTATAACTTTACTATTGTTGTGCAGCCTAGTTTCTAAGACATTTATATACCACTCCCAAACTCTATTCCTAAATGTAGGACTGTTCGCTTCTAAAGCGTCTTTTACAGGATCGTCAATAATTGCAAAATCAACGGAACGACCCGATAAGCCACCCATAACACCGACGGCTTTATATCCACCGCCATGATCTTCTATTTCAAACTCTTGAGAATTAGAAAACCCCTTTTTTAGTTTAGTCTCGGGAAAACAATCGGAATAAAAACCAGAGTTTAAGACTCTTTGAACATCTCTGTTAAAAGATCGTGCTAAATCAATAGAATACGATGCCGCTGCTATTTTCGCACTAGGATTACGACCTAATATATACGGCGGCAGCATCCTAGACGTGATATGGCTTTTGCCGTGTTGTGGTGGCATAAATAACATCAAACGCTGTAACCCGTCCTTATTTAAGAACTCGTCTATCTTATTAGCAATGTCTATATGAAACGGTTGAGCGTCATAATTTAGATCGACATATTTTATAAAATCAATAAAACTATTTTTCGCTTTTCGTCTAAGTAATTCTCTTAATATACTAAGCTTCTTATTTTCTTTTGTCTTCACTTAGCTCTGATATTTTTCTCTCGTACCATAATATTTTATTTATTTCTCGCTCTGTGTTTTCTCCTGGCTTCTTACCGATTCGCATTCTGTATTTAAACGCGTTTAGTCGGCAAAAATTTATAAACGCATCTTTGCCAAAAATATCAATCATGATTTCAAATGTCTCCTTATCTGTTCCTGTATCTTTGTAATGATTAGGATTAATATAATCGTATTTTTTGCTATTCATTCGATAGTCTTTTTAATTCTTTTACTAATTCGTCATCTGTCCACGACGAAAGATCGCCCTTAATAGTATTTTCGATCTTTTGCGTAGAATGGCCGCCGATCATTTTATTGACCTCGTTGGCTACTTTTACCAATTCAGTAATACTTAAGTCTTTCCGTCTAAGTGCTTCCGTTAGTATTTCTAGTACTTCTACTGCATTAGCTACCTCTAGCTTTGCGATCTTTTCGGCTTCCTTTTTATATACTTCATCTTTTGCGCTGTTCATCATTTCGATTTTTTCTTTATAGATTGCTTCTGCTTCTTTGTTTCTTTTCCAGAATGTTCTATCCGTCAAGCCGAACTCAGCTTGAAACTTAGCCATTAATTCGCTACGGCTTTTTACGCCTTCTAATTGCCACTTAACCAAAGCATCTACCTGTTTGTCAATACTCGCCGCCATGATTTTAATTTAAATGAAAATGATATTTCCCGTAAGATTTATAAGTCTTATTTGGATATGTGACTGTGATGTTGTTAATCTCTTCATCATATATAAACACAGGCAATGATTTTAAACTCATTATGTTTTCAATTAATAAATCCGTATCGTCTTTTGTAGTTAACACTACAAAAAATTCTATCGGTCGCTCATCTTCTGTCCACCCTACGCAATTAAACACAAAAGCACCTTTTCGATACTGCAAAAAGCTCAAGTGTGCATCTGTCCAGTTCATGCCTAGTTTATCCTTGAAGAATGTTAGTAAATCGTCAACTTTTGAAAATGATGTATGTATGTGTTCTTTAGTCTTCATATATGCTGTGTTTGTCATCGTCATCTGTGAACCATGTATATAAACAGTCTTCACAATAAAACCACGTTTTTATAAAGCTCATTGCTATTTTGTTGCTTTTACATTCTGGACACTCCATTATTTTAATAATTATAAACTAAATAAACTTATTCCAAACTCAATACGGTGATTTAATACATTTACGCCGCCAAAATTAGATTGATCTATTCTATATCCGGCCTTGTACTTCCTACCTACTAAATCAAATCCAGCCGCGAATCTAGAAGCGTTACTCTGCTCAGGAAAATACTTAAATGATGCGACGGCAAAAATATTGAGCCGCTTTTGCTGCCTTATTACTCTATCTTTATATATTATTTCTTTAGTTGTAGGTATTTCAAACTTATATCGAGAATCTAATAATTTACCTTGTATTATATGTTCATAGTGTACTTTTCCTGTTTCTACGTTTATACTATCAGCGTATTTATTAATAGGAATACTTATATACACAGAATCATACTTATAAATGGTATCTACTAAAGGTATATAGATCGAATCAATTAACATTGGCAAGCTGCCGGCTTGTTCAGGTTCTTTAATAATTACCTTTTCCGATTCGATGAAAACAGTATCTGTTATTTTTACTGTGTCGATTATCTCCTCAGTACATTTTGAATTACAGCTTTTATATAGTGTCGCTGCCGTAACAATTAGCAGTATAAAAATAAATATATCTTTCATTAAAATATTGTTATATGAGTCGATTTAGTTCCCTTTAGAAACCTATGTATCTTCTTTAGTGTCTTTCTACTATTTGACACATCTCTGTAATTATCGCCGTCTATATCTGTTAAGAACTCGCCAGGAGCGATACACCCGTTTAATTCATGCCAATAGTTGGAAGCGTGAATTTTACATTCTGATCTATTTGGTACACCTTTAATTTCCCATAGATCGCGACCGAATCTTGGCGAATATTCAAGTACTATTTCATAAGTGCCTCTAGGAATTGACGATATATTTTTTTCGTTGTCTTGCCAGCCTCGTTCTATACAGTTGCAAGAATATAACGGCCAGCCGTTTTCGTCTATTATTATTAAAACTCCGGCTGTCATGTTTGAATCACCCTTGACCCTTGTTAGTATTAGTTCTTTTTTTCCTGACATTCTTGGCATTTAAAACGGCATTCACTTTTTAAAGTAATTACCATATGTACAAAATCTGTATTTTCTTTAATTAGTTCCTTTTTACACTCGTGGCACTTTTGCCAACATTTTCTTTTATGCTTTTGAAGCTGAAAATCCCTAATATTGAAAATCATATATAAAAATAATAAAAATAATTAAAAAAAAAATCCCTGAGTGGCGAACTCAGGGATTTAATCTCATAACAAACAAATCAAAACTTTCTTATTAAGTGTGTTTCGTCTTTTCCCATTCAAATGGCTTGGTTGCATATCTATATACAGCGCGATATGCTGAGATAACGCCTAATAAATGATAAAAGTATGAAACAAAAGCCGTAAAAATATATCTACTGTCATCATATCTATAACTAGCTATAATAGAAGATAATGTTACTAACAAGATATTCCCTATTAACGTAATCCACCCCAAAGTAAAAATACCTGAGTATGCTGCTGCTTCACTAAAAAAGCCAAAGAAATACCACCCAAAATAAATCATAAATAAAGGCGGCGTAATTAATGGATTTAATATTGATCCTATTGTCAGAAATAAAAAGTGTACAAACTTATATGATCCCAGGTCCCTAAATAGCTTACTAGCGTTATTTATATGGACTAAATAAGTAATAAAAAAACCCATTTGCCACCGTGTTCTTTGTTTAATCCATATCCAAAGGCTATCAACTGCCACTTCTTTAGTTGTTGATTCCGATAACACAATATCTTTTCCTTGCCTTGCCATCCTTACACCTAATTCGCAGTCCTCAGTAACATTGTAAGCATCCCAGCCACCCATTTCTTTGACAGTAGAAACCCTTAAATGCTGAGACGTTCCACCCAAAGGAATGATCGCATTTTTACCTTGTACTCTCTTATTTCCCCACGACATAAACCGCCAATGTAATAGATATTCTAAATTGAAAAATCTAGCTAATATACCAGGCTTTTCATTAACATAATGCAATTGACATTGTACACACTCTGCATCAGTATTGTTGAACTTATGCAACACCTTTAGTAATTGGTTCGGTTCTGGTTTATCCTCTGCATCATATATCACTACATACTCCGCGTCGGTTGTATATAACCCCATATTGCAAACTTTTGGCTTAGTCATTGGATGACAAACCTCTGCAATCTCTAAACGAAAATAATCAGGTAAATCCAAATTTGAATAATAATCTTTATAGTCATCATCTTCGTCTATCAAGACAACTACATCAAGCTTATTCTTTGGATAATTTAAATCACTTAAAGATTTAAACAAAACATTTGTGACTTCTAGCGGTTCGTTTCTCAATGGCAATAGTATACAGTATTTTGGTAGATTGTCGCTAATATCTATCATTTCTTCCGAATCACGATCATTACTAAAACCAAAAATAAAGAGTATCAGTTTGTATATGAAAAAGGTAAATGCTAACACATTAAATGTCCAGACAGCCGTTACTATTGTTCCATAGACAAGGCAAGTCATCAAGAATAAGTTTATTACCATTAAATTAAAAACACTAAAAAAAGTTAATTTAGTTACCCCACGCCTTGCGTAAATTAAGGCTTCAGAATTTACTTTATTATAGTTTACTCTCATAAAATCTTCCATCTTATTTTTGCAACATACCCATGAACTAAAAAATCATAAGTAAGATTTTTCTCAATACGATATCCGACTGAAACATGTAGATTATCTGTCAAGTGATAATTCAAATAATTCAAGCTAAGAAACATATTAGTAAAAAACGATTCTGTTTGCCCTTGTGTACTGTAATTATTCCAAGAACTTATCCTAAATCTAGGAGATAAGTTTTGATGAAAGTCTAAAACAAAATCATTCGCATCAAGCGCCCTTGTATTGGCTTCTATTGCTAATGATGTTTGAGAGTTCCCAATTTGAGAACAACATAATAATAAAAATATTAATATTTTCTTCATTCTATGTATGTTATTGTTCCAATGTAATTATCACCAGGAATATGGATAGTATAAACGCCTTGCTCTATATTGCTGCCACACCAATTATAACCCTTATAGATTTCATTTCCCCAACGATCAAAAATGTAAAAATAGCTTTTTAATTCTATACATTGGTTTTTTGTAAATATATTTGGCACACAATCTTTAGTGAATCCTTTTTTATATACGTATGTGGTTATCCTGTTACATTCTTGTACAACTTCTATATCGTTTCTAAAGCAATCTACTATTGTTACTGTGTCTCTTTCGATATTGCAGTCTACTAATAACTCAAACGCTGATCCCTTAGACAAAACAAATTTAATTTTTACACCAAAAGGATAATCAGCAAAGAATGTATAAGCTCCGAAAATATGATCTTTTAGTTTCCAATCAGTCGGAAGATCATCGATGTTATATATTTCATTATCAATAATCTGTACATATCCCTCAATACTAGCCCCTAAAAAGAATGCTCCGAGCATTGGCATTTCAAAAATCACATTATCATACATATCGATGACTACTATTGAGTCCGGATTAGCAAAATTCTGTCCATGAAAAACTAAACCGTCTGCACAACCATTAGGAAACGTAAATGTAATATCATTACAAACATATGTATTATTTTCTATAGGTGAGTCTGCTATATTTATAACTTCCTGGCAATCGCTCCAATTCCACAACAAGGACAACGACTGTAATATTATTAATATCATCATTTTTTTTAATTTACTAGAAATATCCGTAAAAGTT